AGGTATTCAACCTGCTGGGTGTTGAGCAGACAGTAACAGCAGACAACCTGGACTACATTATCTGCTCGAACCCTGTACAGAGTCTATCTGTTGCTACCATCGGGGATTACAACATCGTCGCGAACTCTGAAATCCCTACAGCTTTCTCTACCGCAGTTTCACCTAAACTTACTGCAGCACTGCTGTATTTCCACGATGGTGGTGAGTACGGTAGGAAGTACGCCGTACTATTTGATGGTGTAGTGGCTGCTACGTACACAACGCCGGGAGGTGCAACACCTGGAACAGAGGCAGCAAAGACCGGTACAGAGTACGTAGCACAACAGATATACTCCCAACTGTCAGCAGGTGTTCCTGCACTCAGTTCCCTTAGTACATCCCCCTGGGTGCTAAATCTGGTGGAGTCTCACTTCGGACAGTACTGGTTCTATGCAACAGCAGGTGCATCACTGAGCACAACTGGTACATTTGTCCTAGGAACAATTCATCGCCTAACGTATCAAGTTCTGCAAGACGGGGGCGGTGTCTTCCAGGCGTCTGGTTTCTGTGCTCCCACTGCATTGCCTACAACCGTAGGCTGGCATACAGTGAGTCTTGAATGCACGGATGATACACAGCCAATTAATCTGGTACGTGTATCCGCTTGGTCTACCATGAGACTGTCCAAAGACATTCGCGTGCATAGTCCGGTAAGCAGCCAACTCGATCAATTTACATATGCCATTACGGGCAGCGTTATTGAATTGTCTCAGCTATATGGAAACACTATCGCAGTTACTGTTACTGACGACCGTGGCGGACTGTTCGCAACCGCTGTGCAGACTAGCGTTAAGAAGACCTCGTTACTTCCGATGTATGCTACTCCTGGGCTGGTGGTTAATGTTACCGGTGAAGGAACAAACGATAAAGACGACCTGTACTTTAAGTTCGTCGTAGATGAAGGTTTACCAGACGCATTTGGTAGCGTTGGTACATGGCGTGAGACAGTTCGCCCACTGTTGTCCTATGAGTTCAATTCACTGACTATGCCACACGCCTTGATTAGGCTACCTGATAATACGTTCTACTTCGGGCCACTGGACGGAAGAACTGTTGGCACCCTGGAAATTGAACGCTGGCTTACGCGGGATGCTGGTGATGAGAACTCTAATCCAATCCCGGCGTTCATTGGGTACGGGATAAATCAGATAGGTACATTCCAGGAACGCCTGTACATGCTGGCTGATGAGTACATTAACCTATCGGCCAGCAACAGCTTCTTTAACTTCTGGAAGAAGACAGCAGCTACACTTCTGGACACTGACCCAATTGAGGTTGCTAACCCAAGTGCCAAGACTGGGTACATGCGGTACGCTGTGCAGTTCAACAGGGATCTTGTTATCTTCACCAGCAACGATCAGCTTGTTATGCCAGGGCGCGGCGGAATAACTCCACACAATGCGTATCTTGCAGTGGCTACATCGTACTCTGCGGATATGTCTGCCCAGCCGGTAGCTGTTGGATCAAATGTGTTCTTTGGTACAACTTACGGAGAGTACGCAGGTGTCAGGGAACTATTTGTTGGGCAGGACGCGAATGTTTCTGAGTCCAGGAGTATAACTGAACACATCAAACGATACATCCCAGGATCAATTGATTTGTTCACTGCGAACTCGAACCTAGGTGTTCTTCTGGCTAGGTCAACTGAAGCAAGTAACACTCTGTATATATACCAGTACATGTGGGACGGTAACGAACGCAAGCAAGCAGCCTGGGGTAAGTGGGTGTTCCCATTTACCATCCGGTACATGAACTTTGTGTCAACGACACTTATTCTCACATGTGCATACAACGGGAACCTTATCCTAGTAACTATGGATATGACCGATGCAGCTAACCCTGTGTTCGATTTCTCTGCGTACATGGATATGCGTGTGCGTGTGGAACTTGATGCAGGGGACGATGCACTCCTACCTTATATACCGAACGGGTTACTGCTGGCTGTACAGGAGGATGGTACACAGTACCCTGGGATGTCTGCCCCGGTTAATACTACTGGGTCAGAGTATATATCCTTTGCCTCCGAGTTCACCGGCACACTCCTCTGTGGCTTGAACTATACCAGCAGTTACACACCGACTAACCCAGCAGTAAAGGATCAGAACGGTGCAGCGATGTCGCGGGTGCATTTCAACCTAGCTAGGTTTATTATCTGGTACAAGAACACCGGTGGCTTCACTTGCACACTGTCTTCTCCGCACTACCCACAGTACATAAATAAATTCACCGCCCGTACTGTAGGGTCCATTACAAACATCATCGGTCAGCAGCCGATTGCCTCTGGTGTCTTCCCTACTGCCGTGCGTAGAAAATCAGTGGACATCGACTTCACTATTACATCGAATACCTATCTACCCTTGTTCATAGAGGACATCGAGTACGAGGGTTCGTATGTGAAGAAAGGACGCAGGTTATAAGGTGTACAATAATAATTACGTAGGTTCCTTCTACTCGCCTACAGCACATCAGGCGCCAGGAAATCCTTCAGCAACTGCAGGCGCTACCGCAGGACCTGGTGTAGCATCTGATGCGCTTGCTGGAATGAGTATGCTTGGTGTAGCTTTCCAAGCGTTTGGATCGTACATGACAGCAGCAGCAGGCAAGAAGATTGCTAACATTAACAGAGAGGCGAATAACTTCATTGCTCTGCAAGCCTTCCGGGTAAATCAGCATATTGCAGGGTTGAACTCTGCTGCATTGTACGCTAAATCCTCTGATGAGAAACTGCGTCTTGAGGTAGGTGCTATGGAAGCAACTGCTACAGCCGAGGTGAACGCAGCCGCTAATGGTGTTCGTGGTGGGTCTGTACAGAGTGTGCTCAATAACATCCTGCAGAACGCAGAGCGTGCTAACTCAGCAAGAATAGCCGACTTGGATTCCGACCTCCGTGCTAACCAGCTACAGCTTTACGGAGCTAGTACTGCACGCATTGCAGCAACCAATAACATACGCGTGGAATCCGAGAATGCTTTGCAGCACAGTCTTCTTGGGCTCCAGACCGCCTTGAACATAGGTGTGCGCGGTAACTCCATCTAAGGAACACTATGCCCTACGATAACCGCGTTGAAGATCCGAACGCAGGTAGGGGTGCAGGTAATGCCCTGCTCGGGAACGTATCCGGGCAGGGCGGAAACCTTGCCCTCGAAGCCCCGACAGATACACTGTTCAATAAGATCCTGGAGCTAGGGTCAGACACTACGCTTAGAATGCAGCAGAAGCAGAACGCACAGGACAGACTTCGCGGTCAGGCACGAGTTGCCCAAGGCGCGAGTATGCAGGAGATCCGAGCAACACAGCCGATGTCTCAAAGGATCTTCGGTGGTGGGGCTACTGTAGAAGGTGCTCTAGCCATGGCTGTTCAGAAGAGCACTGACGACTACTTCACAGAGACTGTCCGTAACATGCAGAAGCACCGGGAACAACGCCCGGACGACTTCGCAGCAGCACAGATTGAAAGCATCACTGCACACCTTACAGGAGACGAGCAAGCCGACAGCATGATCTTAGCTGCCGGTGATAAGGTTATCTCTGAGCTATCAAGGGTTCAGTTCCAAGAGCACATGAAGTACGTGCAGGAAGTTAACAAGACAGCGTACGATGGTGTTGTATCTTCAGCTACTACTAAGCTTGTTGCACAGACAGCTAATCCTAATGCCACTGATGAAGACAAGAAGTCCGCCCTTGATAACTTGTACAAAGCAATTGCAAAGCCTCCTACTATGGATGCAGCAGCTTACAAAGCCAGCCTCGTTACAGCTATTGTAAATGAGCGTAAGCTTGGGTATGATAGCATTCTTGGAATGGCCCGTGAACAAGGCGTTGCATTCGAGATTGAGCATGAAGCTGCTATCTTCGATTCCGAGTCTGTACGTAATGCCGCAGTTCGTGAACGTGACACAATCGAGTACGAGCAGTGGCGCGGCAAGTTACAGACCATGGACAACCTCGAAGTACCTATATCTGAACTCATTGCGTTCTACATAGAGGGCCTCAACCGCTGGGGCAAAGACCTAGCCGGTGAAGGATACCTCGGTAACATTCTGGAACAGCGATTAAAGAACATTGAGGGTAAGGCTAAGTTCGATGACTTCTCTGAGCTGTACCTGCTAGGCCGTGGCACAGAGATCCTTGAGGCCGGTGATCGTGTAGTTGCTCGGCGGCTCGGGAATGCAAAGCTTGATGCCATGGTTGCCGATGGTAGGATTACTCGGGAATGGGCTGACGGGCGCAAAATGGAGCTGTGGGGCCGGACTATGGGCGACATTGACCCTGACCTTAAACTCAGCTGGGACACCTACCTGGGGACACCTACGGCTGCGGGTGTAGTAACCCCGGAGTTCCAAGTTCAGTTCCGGGACTTCAAGAAGCACTACTCCAAATACCCCGATAGGGCTGATGCACACATAGGCGACCCAGGTACAAAGCAGATGCTTCATGCTGTTATGGACTGGACAGCTATGGAAGGCATGGATGTTCAGCAGGCGGTTAACACATGGCGAGCTAAGAAGGATACCAGGATTCCACCTGAGGCTTTGTACTCAAAGGATGTACAGTCTGCGGTCACTGACGAGATTGACAGTCTACTGGCTAGCGATTGGGGTAACTGGTTCACCGATGCAGACAACCGGGAAGCATCGAAGAACGATGTATTCATTAAGGCTGCGCTTGGGCGACTTGCTACAGATCAGGTGGGCAGGACAGGTATCATGGACGGGTCAGCTAAGGTTGCCCTGAGTAAGTTCAAGACTCAGTACGCCGTGCTCGGCGGTGGGTGGGTTCGTACGGAAGGTGTATCCTTTGAGACTCGTATGGGCCTTGATGGTACAGAGGCTACTGGTAAGGTTGCGCTCGACACATACCTTACTGACCAGGGCACGGAACTCTTCGGACCAGAATTCAACAAAAAGCACGTTCGGTACTCCTTCGATCCTAGACTTAATCAGTTGTTAGTCGTTCCTCAGGACTCTGATGGGAACGATAAGGTTCTCGCAGGTACGTACGCAATGAAGCCTATTCCAATGGAGCAGATTGGTACGTACTACAAGGACAACATCCTGCAGATTAAGCGAAAGAGCGCAGAGCGTGCAGCGGCTCTTCGTGAAGAGGGGCATCAGGCTAAGATCAGCTTCATACAGCAGATCAGTGGGATGACTTCAGAAGAGGCCGATGCACACCTACAGAGTACCGAAGGAAGCATACATAAGTTCCTTACGGATACAGGCCGGGTAAATACACTATTTAATGGCAAGACGCAAGACTCGATAAAAGCCGACCAGTTCAGAAGAGACACTAAGACCGCTGCGGATGTTAAACGTGCCAGCACACCTGCGCCGGCTGGTATACTCTCACTTGATGGACTGTCACCGATAATTAACTAACAGGAGGACACTTGGATTTTACTATCCCACAGAACTTAGTTGACGACTTCCTTGCTACCAAAGGAACGGGTACTGCATATACAGGTAGGACAAAGCCGCAGACCCGGGAGCAGGTAGGAGCCTACGTAGAACCGTGGGTAGATAATCTCCCTGCCGAAGAACCGTACACAGCGTTCCCTGATCCTATGAAACCTGCGGATGTTCCTGTAATACCCGATGCAAACGTATATCCAGAGGAGCCTGAGGATTCAGGATTCGATGGTATTACTACGGCGTTTAAAGCAGCGTATAGTCTAGCGTCCCCTAGTATAGCTGCGAGAGATTGGCTAACTCAGGCTACCTTTCCTGAGCAGTACAATGAAGACCTGCAGCTTAGGATGGACCTTATCAAGGATCTTCCTGAGCAGTATCATGAAGACATCCTAGAGGCAAGCAGCATCCAGGAGGCGCAAGGTATGCAGCAGCGTGCCTTGCTTGAAGAGAGTCAGATGCGTGACCTCACCGGAAACGGTGGGGCCACTGCAGTTGCTGCAACCTTGGTCGCTGCTATTGTGGACCCGCTTACGCTTGTCGGCGGTGTGGCAGAAGCTAAGATCGCTGTTGGTCTGCTTAGTAAGGGTTCCCGTCTTCAGAAGGCTGTTAAGATGGGTGCCCTTACCTCGGCACAGGCTGCTACAGAGACTGCGGTACTCGCGGGTGCTCGTGAGAGCGTAGACGGCAGCGACGTGTTCTATGCCGGACTGCTAGGTGGAGCCGTTGGCTCAGTGGTAGGTTCAATTGCAGGTAAGGCTGATGAAGTATCCGGTATAATGGATTACGCAGACGCAGAGCGCAGAAGAATCAGTTCCAACCTTATTCAACAGGAGGATAAGTTACTTGTAGATAAGGCTAAGGGTGTCCCTGCTGTAGCACCAAGAGTCGGCCTTGATGGTGATAGAAGTGTGTTCGCGGATCTGACAGATACCGATGAACTGCACCTCGACGGCATCATGCAGCTAGACGGATATAAGGTGGGTACACTCGACGCAGATGGTACACGAGCTGTGCGTAGCATGGCCCTCGAAGCCTATCGTCGAGATATTGCAGGTGAGCTTACTGCACAGGATGTGCTGAACGGGCCTACTGGAACTATCCTCAGGAATAACCCGCTACAGTCGGATGCAGTTGCTGTGCTTAAATCGAAGAGTAAGATTGCACAGCTCCTGGGTATTGAACTTCTTGAGGATGGTGCTGGTATTGGTGGTCGTGGTAAGTCTGCTGCTATGCTCAAGCAGAAGGTAGAACGTGCCCTGTTGAGTATAGCTATGCCAACGCTCCGCACTAACTACAGGCAGTTCGCTAAGGATAACAACGTACACTGGATGAGCAAGAGCTACTGGGGTGACACGAAGGACGCATGGAACAAATCCTTACGTCTTGAGCTTGAGGGTAGACGCACGGCGGCTCTACTTAATCAAGCACCTGAAGTATCTTCCTCGGCTGCTGTTCGTGGCGCTGCTGATGCTTGGCAGTCCATGATGGACGAGGCCCTGAAGGTTGGGAAGATGTCGGGTATCCGCGCCTTTGAGCACATCGACAACGTAAGTGGGTACGTGCCTTTGAAGTGGAGTGGCCGGTTGCTTAGGCAGGCAGCAAAGAACGGTATGCTTGATGACTACGTTGAGCTTGCTGCTGAGGGATACCGGAATGTAGGTATGCCACCTAAAATGGCAAACAGTATCTCCAAGCATATCATTAACCGCAGTATGTACAAAGACATCGGACTTGACGTAAACCCCGGTGTTCTTATCAGCAAAGACTCCAGGAACTTTCTCGAAGAAGTTATGAAGGAAGTAGCTATTCCGGAAGAGGAAATGCGCGCCTTCTTTTCCAAGATTGACACACAGGCTGCTGACAGAGGTACTGCTAGCATGGCACGCCGTCGTACCAGCATCGACCTCACTACATCACGTAATGGTAAGAGCCTTATCGACATCGTAGATAATGATATGGCTACCCTCGGCACACGGTACTCCACAGAGGTATCCGGTCGCTCGGCATTGGCTCGTAAGGGTATCAAGGATGATGCATCTTGGCGGTCTATTCGCGAAGCTGTCCTAAGTAGTGTAGCAGGTGCTCAGGAAGATCCTGCTGCTATGGCTAAACGCCTTGATGCAATCTACAACCAGTTCCTAGGTCGCCCGGTGGGTACAGGCGTTAACCGTAATGCACGTAGGCTTATGGACCTAGCAACGGTATCCTCCCTTGGTATGGTACAGTTCGCACAGCTTGCTGAGACAGGTGCTATAATGGCATCACACGGCATAGCTACAATGTTCAAGGCTTCTCCTGATCTTCTGAAGTTCCGAAGAGAAATGAAAGCTGCTGTAAAGGCTGGTGCAGATACCTCTAAGGTACAAGGTGTCCTAAGTGAACTTAAAGTGCACTTCGGCGGTATATGGGACGAACACCTGTTGTACCGTCCAGAGGTTCGCCTAATGGACAAGTACGGCGAGGATGGTGCAGTTGCTCAAGTGTTCGACCGTGTGATTGCCTCTGCCAGCGAAATGATGGGCAACATAAATGGCATGAATCAGATCAAGACTATGCAGCAGCAGTTCGTGGTCATGATGCAGGCGGATAAGGTTATACAGTACCTAAAGGCAGGAACAGAGGATGCACGACTGCTCACGCGGTTCAAGGAGACGGGATGGGACGAGAAGTTCCTGAAGAAACTCCGCAAGCGCATTGACAACGGCACCATTACGTTCCAGGATAACGGGGCTATTGATAAGCTCAACATGCACACCTGGAATGACGCTGCTCTTGTGGAAGACTTCGGTGTAGGTCTTCATCGGCACTCGAACCAGTTGATCCAGCTTCCAATGATCGGGGAGACTTCGTACTGGCAGCATGGAACTATCGGCAGTATGCTTACACAGTTCCGTACGTACCCTTTGGTAGCCATTGAGAAACAGATGCTGCGCCACGCCAGGATCAACGACAGGGAGTTGTACCTTACAATGACCTATGGTATGGGCCTCTCTGCTATGCTCAGTGTAGCAAAAGCGGGTGTATCAAATATCGGTGCAAAGGACGGTATGAAGAACTTCCAGGACTCCATGGAGCCGCGCAATCTTGCGATTAGCAGCATGAAGTGGGTGAACGTATTTGGACCCGCTGTAGAGGTGCTTGACGGCCTCTCGGCCCTTGGCATTACTTCCCCCGTACTCAGCTCGAATACCGTTGGCCGGACTGGGCGCGTGTACCAGCCTACAGTTGGATTCTCGGACAGAAGTATACCCTCGGTTGGAACTGCCTTTGACATCGGCAGAGGGGCAGCAGGGGTGTTCAAGGCAGTGAATCCGATGTACGATCATACCTTCGACCAGAGGGACTTCCGGTACGTGATTGGGTCTGCCCCGTGGAACAACACCGTGCAGGGAAAAGTAATCACGAATCTCGCTATGCGTGCCTTTCCTGAAAAACAGCAGTAGATCGGTATCTTGCATACACCTCGATAGTAGTACAACATTAACCTTAAATTAGGGCATAATAAAGAATGGCTTACTCGTATCATAACCCAATCGGTGATGGAGTAACCACACAGTACGCTTTGAATTTCACCCTTGGCTACATTAGCAAGGGTGATGTTCATGTGTGGGTACAGGATGAGGTAGATGGACTCGGTGTTCCTATCGAGCGAAGCATTACCTGGATCAATGATTCCTTGATCGACATCGGAGCTGCTGCACCTGTTGGTGCTACGGTGCTTATTCGCAGAATCGTCAGCAAGGAAGCTTTGCAACACGACTACACGAATGGTGCTGCCGTGCTTGAGGAGAACCTGGATCAGAGTAACCTACAGAGCCTGATGCTTGCACACGAGTCCTTCGACGGGTTCAATATCAACCCGGCTGTAGCTGATCGTGACATGCAAGGCTTCCGTGTAGTAAACGTGGGTGCGCCTGAGCAGCCGGGAGATGCAGTTAATAAAGCATACACAGACGATATTCTTGTACAAGCGCAAGTAGCAGTTGATGCAGCAGTTGATGCAGAGCAGGCTAAGATTGCAGCAGAGGCCGCTGCTGCGGCGGCTGAGGTGTCTGCTGCTGCTGCACTGGTTAGTGAACTTGCTGTGGGTGGGCAGTTACAGAACGTAATACACAACATCAGCAATATACAATATCTTCGTGACTACACAGGTTCAGCTACGGCTGTGCAGGTGCTCGGCTACTATGCTGAGGGGGACGGGGGCGGGGGGAACTTTCGTTGGGTCTCCTCCGACCTCTCTGCTGCGGTGACAGTAGATACTCAGGGCGGCATCTACGTTGCGCCGTCAAGCGCCCCTACTGGAGCAAGTGGTGCGTGGGTTAGGCATCATAGTGGTGCTGTTAACGCCGAATGGTTTGGTGCAAAAGGGGATGGGGTAGAAGACGATGCTAATGAGATTAACAGCGCATTATTAATGGCCGAGGCTTTCGGGGGGGCTGTTGTTTTGACCCCGGGGAAGGCTTATGGTATCTCGTCTATGATAACAATACCGGCAGGGGTTACTCTTTGCAGCCTTGAGAGCAATGCGCAAAACTACATGGCTATTTCTACACACCCGCAACTGATTGCGCTTAATGCAATGCCTGTCATGATAGATATGTCCAAAAGATCCGGAGCGAATAATAGAGCTAAAACTCTTCGAGGGGTATGGATAGACGGCAAGAGATTGGCAGACGTTGGGGTTGACGTTGCGAATGGCATTCAAGTTTGGATAGAAAATAACGCATTTAAAGATTTTACCGATGGAGGGGCTGGTATTAGGGGAGGTGGATGTCTTTATCTCTACATCAATAAAAATTTATTTAATGGGAATTATGATTTTTATTCGTGCGACCTTCTGGAGTCTTATAAAATTGCTGGTTCAGCAGACTATTACGGGGTCAACGTTGGAACCTTTGATAGTAATATAGTCGGTGGCAGATTGGGTTTACGATTTACGGGCACGTGGAATGTTACAAATAATGATTTTGAAATGCAGATCAATGGCAATGCTGTCATTGATATAAACGGTAGTAGTTCCTCTTATGGGATTATCACTGGAAATTATTTTGAGTGCTCACATGGGGCCAGTGACACTCTTATTAATATCGAGGAATATAAGGGAGTTATCTCCGGGAACAGTCTGTATGGTCCAGGCGATAGCACCATTGGAAGTATCGGTATTGATTCGTCTCAAAACCTTTATGCAACGTCTATTTCGGGCAACTTTTTTGCTAAACTGGAAACAGGTATAAAACTTGGAACCGGAGCAAGTTCCAATGACATTGCTAGTGCCAATACATACAGGGCTGATGTTACCTACAGAGTTGTTTTTTCTACAGGAATAGGGGGTGGTGTAATTACGTCGCAGACAGTAATGGATGATGGATTAGCCATCCCAACCAGGCTAGTTCAACAAGATGCCGGATGGGTTATTACCGGAGGAGTCCGTCAAAACGTACAATTGGTTTATAACCTTAAAAGTTTAAATCTGAAAGCAGCGAACCATTTTTTATTGACGAACGAAAATAGCGTTCCAGTCACAATCACTACACTAACCAACGCCAACAACGGCAACGCATTTAAGATTGAAGCTCAATACGATAAAGCCGTAACAATAACTCATGGTAGTATTTTTAGTTTGAGAAAGGGTACAAACTACTCACTACGTAAAGGGTATGCTGTTGATTTTTTAGTCGGATACGATGGGGTAGCTTACGAGGTTGGAGAAGAAAGTCTATTTTCCGAGGGAACGGCAGAACCGTCGACAGGAACCTATGTTGTTGGCAACGTTCACAAAAACAGGGCCCCTGCTTCTGCGGGATATATAGGTTGGGTTTGTACGGTTGCGGGTACATCTGGCGTTTTGGGGGGGGCAAACACTACCGGTAATATAAATACGGGGAGCACTTCCCTCTACGTTGCGAATATGTTTAATCTAAAGGTTGGTCAGAAAGTTACTATCGCAGGTGTTACCGGCACAAAAACAGTTGCTGCTCTATACCCTCAATTCGGAAATCGAGTTGATATTGATAGCGCATCAAATGCTACGGTGTCAGGTGCTGAATGTGCGTTTACACCAGCAGTTCCAATTAATGGGTCTATTACCTCAGGCACAGATTCTCTCGCTGTTAATGTCGCCTCTGATTTCAGCGAAGGACAATATATCACAGTTGATGGGGTGTCTGGGGTTAAACAAATTATTTCAATATCTGGAACCACCATTACGATAGATTCTAATGCCGACGCTACAGTGATCGAGGCAGCTATTGCTTATTCGAGTCCGACTTTTAACCCATACGGAGCAATACCTTAATGTTTGGAAGTAGGGGAATAGGGGCCGGAATAGGGAATAGGGGGGTCAGGCTTGACAACCGGAGATTAAAGAAAAAAGAGGGAGCGACCGGGGGGGGGGGTGCGCGAATACCCGCCCGGTCGCCAGATTCACAGAACCAGCCTCAGATCCTGGCGAACGCCAAAGCCCACGCCAAGGGTCAAACCAACCGTCAGCCGGTGCCAAAGCAATGGGCGCGGTAATAAACCTTTAACTGCATAGGATGTATATGAATGGCACGGATACCGCTACTGCGGCAGACTCCTTTATTAAAGCTGCACCACCTGTAGCTGTATCTAGCCTGTCATTCATAGGCTTACCTATGCAGGAATGGGTGTACATTGTTACAATCGTATACACTCTGATTCAGATTATTAGAGTGTTTCCAAAGACTGTGTACTGCATCCGGTGCTTCTCCAAAGCTGGGCTTAAATGTACACGAGCGTGCAAAGGGTATAATAATGGCTAAGGGTGCAGCAACAGTAAGTGCTCTTGCAGAGCTGCATGAACTCGTAGCTTCTGTTATGAAGGCACAGTTAAGCGACACGGCAGTGTATGTAGATGAAGAGACTAATGAGGAGAAGCAGGTATTCACAGCTTCCCCTGCGCTCATTACCGTAATCACCAGGTTCTTGAATGACAACAG